AAGAATTGCATTTTAATTGTCGCCCTCTGCCTGCTTGAAATGGCTTGGTGGAGGGCTTTTGCTGTTTTTAGCGTGTATTTGGTGTACTGGTGGAGTGCTGACGTTTTATTTATGTTAAAATATGATTCTAAGTGGAGGAAATGTGCATTTTATGCTTGATTTAATCATATTGTCGTGATAGTATAGGAACCAAAGAAAGTTGCATTTTCGGGGGTGATCCGGTGGCAGGCAATGAAAAATCCGGCGCGGGAATTGCTTTTAGAGTAAGCGAAGAGAAATTAGCGCGAAAGATTGACGAGTTCCGCCAGCTTTACGGCGACGGATCGCGGGGAATGGTGACGTGGGAGGCGTTCTGTTCTTTCCTCGGGTATTCCGTGGATCAGGTTAAAGAGTGTTACCTGAGAGGCAAGAGCGGGAAGAATGCATATAACGGGCGGGCCGAACTTCTGGAGGTCTTTTATACCGAGTGTACCGCGCTCATGTTCGCCACCTGCGGCAAGCACCAGAGCTTAGCAAAGGAGCGGTCAAAGGTGAATCACCTACTGCCGGAGGCCGAGACCGGCGAAGGTTCCAAACTGATCTGCTTGTTTGGCGTGAAAGGTGATGATCGTTATATCGAAGCCATGAAATGACCGCCAACGCAACAAATACATAATTTTGTTGCGTTCGATGGTGGTTTATGGGGTGTTTCGGGGTAATCATTGGTTATTATGACGGACAATGTTAGAAATACGCCATAATTCCACGAGACACGGACAATCGCGGGGCAATCTGGCTATGATGGGCCGGGCCTGCTGGGCCGATAAGCAAGACAGGGGCCGGGGGTGTGCTACCCTTGAATCAATTATGTACTTGCGAGAGACCCCCTCCCCCCTAGGGGGTACCGGAAAAACGGATGATAATTATAATATATATATAATATATACGACACATCCACCTTTTCCCCTCCGGGATTGCCCCTCCCTCCGCCACCCAGCAACCACCCGAAAACGCATTTTGGTGTGAATAGGTAATTTATAATATACGTAATATTTAAGATACTACGTAAATTTATAAATTTAATATAATATATTTAATTATATATTTTAATATATATATTAAAATATACCTTTAGTAGCTCACAAACAAGAAATCACAGGGCATGGGGTACCGGAAAAAGGGGCCACCCCTTCCAGAATGGCCTGCCCTGAAAAATTAAAAAGAGGAGAATTATTTCCATGCCTGAACAGCAGTTTGTTTCTCTCTGCAGAAAGACCGTCGCTGACTATGCCAACGCCCATTTGGACAAGTCCGACGGCAAGTAGATCACCGAAAACGATGTTTTCATCGTCTGGATGTGCAAGATCCTCCAGAACAGCAAAGCCTTGGTCAGTACCACCCTGTTTGACGGGATGTATTACGAGCTGACCTATAACGGCGACAAGAAGGAGCTTTATCTGGATGCCTACAAGAAGTGGGAGAACGTCGCTATCCCTTGCTGATAACCCCGCCCGGTCTCTGGGCGATATGCCGATGTAGCACAACAGGTGGTGCGCTGTCCTGATAAGGCAGAGGGTGCAGGTTCGACACCTGCCATCGGTACCAAGGGCCATTGTCGAGGGTTGCCCATAGTGAATCATTTGCGGACGGCAGGCTGCTGGAACAGCAAGGTGCCTCCTTACGCCAAGGGTGTGTTAAAGTCCACTCTGGCCTGTCGTCAAATCTGGTAGATAGGACAAACGGTTAAGTCACAGGTCTCATAAGCCTTGAGGCGCGGGTTCGACTCCCGCATCTGCCCCCAGCAGCGGATAGTGCGACCGCTGCAATCTCTCACCGGCTGGCTCAGGTACAGTGGGTCAGCCAAACACGGGTGGTTAGCTCAGTAGGTAGAGCGGCAGCCTGTTAAGCTGCGGGTCGCCGGTTCGACCCCGGCTGCGCTCCGCATACGGCATCTTACCCAAGAGGTTTAAGGGGCCTGTTTGCTAAACAGGTAGACCCGGAAACGGGTGCGTAGGTTCGAATCCTACAGGTGCCGCCAAACTTCACACAGGAGAAAGGGATGCAGACAAATGAAAAAGGCTTTCTCCTGTGTCCGAAGTGCAGGAAGAAAACCGATGTCAAGGTGTTGCCGGAAACGGTGATCCGTAGCGGCGTGCTTTTCTGTAAGCATTGCAAAAAAGAATTTATCATCAATCATAATTCAGCCAGTGCCAAGTGCCAGAGCTAACGTCCTATTTGGGATGTTATGTTCTGGCACTTTTTATTTTCCCCGGAGGATGTGCCATGGCAGAGAAAGCAGCAGAAGGAAAGAACATCATCTATGCGGATTTTGGGTGTCCTAACTCGGAACCGCAATGGGAGTTCTTTCTCTCCCGTGCCAAGTACACCTGCTATGGCGGTGCCCGTGGCGGCGGCAAGAGCTGGTCGATCCAGAGAAAAGCACCGCTCGGCGCGCTCTACTATCCCGGTATGCGAATCTTGATCCTGCGCCGGGAATACGGCGACATGGAAAACAGCATCATTTCCCCGATGCTTAAGCTGCTGCCGGTCGGAACGTACCAGTACAACAAATCCACCTACATGATTACCTTCCACAACGGTTCTACGATCAAGTTCGGCAATATGCCCGGTTATGGAGCTGCCGTTGAGGGTAAGTATCAGGGTCAGGAATACGACTGGCTTTTCATCGACGAGGCTACCCAGTTTGCAGAGACGGAGTTCCGCGGCCTTGCTGCAATCGTCCGCGGTACCAACAATATCCCGAAGCGTATCTACTTAACCTGTAACCCCGGCGGTATCGGGCATTTCTGGGTGAAACGCTTGTTTATCGACCGGGATTTCCGGGACGGCGAAAACCCCGACGATTATGTGTTCATCCGGGCGACTGTTGACGACAACAAGAATCTGATGGAATCCAACCCAGATTACGTCAAGCAGTTGGAATTGCTTCCCGAGGACATTCGCCGTGCTCACCGCTTTGGTGACTGGAGTGCCCTTTCCGGTGTGTACTTCGGTGAGTTCACCGACGGCCTGCATACCTGTAAGCCCTTCCCACTGAAACCCAACTGGAAGCGGTACCGCGCCATGGACTACGGCCTTGACTGCCATTTCTGCATCTGGGTCGCTGTTGATGAAACCGGGCGATGTTATGTCTACCGGCAATACAGTATGCCGGACGAGGTTGTTTCCACCGCCGCCCGAATCCAGCTCACACTCACCAGACCGGACGAGAATATCAGCTACACCATCGCGCCGCCTGACCTTTGGGCCAGAAACCGAGAAAACGGCAAATCGCAGGCGAACACCTTCATGGAACATGGTGTGTCCCTCTACAAAGCGGACAACAACCGTAAGCAGGGCTGGTACGCCCTGAAAGAACTGTTGAAGGTTCGGGAGGACGGGAAGCCCGGTCTGATTATCTTTGACACCTGCGGTTCTCTGATCGACTGTCTGAAATGCCTCCAGCATGACAAGACAGACCCCAACGACGTTGCTAAGAATCCCCACGAGCTTACCCACGGCCCGGATGCCCTGCGGTATTTCGCTCAGACCTACGTTCTCCCGGCAGAGCAGGAAAAGGCGGAGGAAGAGGACGAGGACGACGAGGACGGCACCATTGATTACTTTACCGAGATGTGCGGCACCGGCGTAAGCCTGAGCTACATTCGCGCCTAAGTATTTATGCAGCCTACCATAGCTGTTTTATATGGCCTACCAGAGCCGAAAGAAAGGAGCACACACCATGGACGAAATGAACGATGTAGGTTTTGAGGACTTCGAGGCCGCGCTGTTTGCTGACGACTACCAGACCGACGGCGACACCGACGTTGAGGAAACCGAGACCGAACAGGATGCCTCCGAGGGCGAACCCGAAGAAACTTCCGACGGGGAATCCAGCGAAGCCACGGGAGACGAAAATTCCGAGGATGAACATACCAGTGATTCCGAAGAAAACGGCTCTGACGGCGAAAGCGGGGCTACTGACACCAACCAGAACACCGACACTCCCCAGACCTTCACCATCAAGGTCAACAAGGAGGAAAAGAACGTCACTCTGGAAGAAATGACCGCTCTTGCCCAGAAGGGCGCGGACTATGACAGGGTGAAAGAACAGTATCGGCAGGGCCAGCAGACAATTCAGGAGTTGACCGCAAAACTCGATGGCATGGCCAGCCATCAGGAGGCAATCGACATTCTGAACCTGCTTGCAGAGAAAACCAATACTACCGTCGATGCTCTGGCAAAGACCCTCTACCGTAATTTCCGCAAGAGCGGCGGTGCCTCTGAGGAAACCGCTGATTTGGAGCTGGAAAATGCCCGACTGAAAAAGTCTCAGGATGCCGCCAACGCCCAAGCTGCCCAGCAGCAGGAACAGCAGCAGGCCGAGACAGCCGAAACCCGCGCCCAGCGCGACATTGAGGAGTTCCAGAAGGAATACCCCGATGTGGAGCTGACCGAGGAATTGGTAGACAAGCTGGTTCCCGACATCGAGAACGGCGCAAGCCTTACCGCTGCATACCGAAAGCTGGAACGCTCTCAGGAGCAGGAACGCATCGCGGAACTGGAACGCCAGCTTGCCGCAGAAAAACAGAACAACAAGAACAAGCGCACCACCCCCGGCAGTCAGAAAGATTCTGGAGGCCGTCGCAAGGCGGATGACGCAGACATTTTTGAAAAGGCACTTTTTGGATAAGTGCCAGAAAGGATAACGCATTATGTCTGAGACTATCCATTTCTCTGAGAAGTTCCGCACTTCTCTGGCAAAGTATTTTGCCTACAAGAGCGTGACCGAGCACGCTTTCAATCACAATATCGACGCTGAGTTCAGCGGCAGCGATATCGTCCACATCTACGAGATCGCCACCACCGATCTGAACAACTACGACAAGACTGTCGATCCCTCCACCGGCTCCCGCTTCGGTAAGGTCATCGAGGTTGGCGACCATCGGTACACCTTCAAGCTGACTCAGGATATTTCTCTGGATCGCTCCGTTGACCGCGGCAACAACGATGCCCAGTTCAATATCAAGAAGGTCGGTGCCATCATGAAGGCTTACACCGACAAGCGTATCCGTCCCAAGAAGGATGCCTACCGCCTGAAGAAGTGGGCCGACGAGGCCGGTATCCATATGGAGCTGGACGCTGAGCCTACTTCCGACAACATCATCGAGTGCATCATCGACCTGCACAATCTGATGGTGGACGAGGATGTCCCCGAGGGCGAGGGCACTCTGTACATCAGCCGCGCCTACCTGAAAGCTCTGAAGCTGGCTAAGGAGTGGGTCGGTCTGGATTCTCTGGGCGGTAAGACTCTGCCCAAGGGTTGTCCCGGTATGTTTGATGGTCTGGTTGTGCAGCCCGTCTCCTCCCGCAAGTTCCCCGCTAACTGCTACTTCGCTATCTATGTCAAGGATGCCATCATCGCCCCTGAGAAGATCAACACCTTCCGCGGCATTAAGGATTCCGAGAACATGGACGGCGACCGCGTGCAGTACCGCTGCAAGTTCGACGCTTTCGTTATGCCCAACCAGTGCTACGGTGCAGCCGTCGCCTGCGCCAAGGGCACCGTAACCGCCACCCCCACCGTTGCTGTTGCAGACGGCAAAGCTACCGTCACTTCCTCCGAGGGTGTTGTTTACTACACTCTGGACGGCTCTGATCCTCGCTATCAGTCTGCCGATGCCAAGGTCTACAGTGCTGCCGTCGAGGTTAAGGCTGGCGACATCTTCCGCTGCTGCGCCAAGGCGGAGGGCAAGTTTATGTCTGCTGCCACTTACAAGGAAGTGGCCTGAGTTACCTAAAGGGGAGGGCAACCTCCCCTTTTTCTGAAAGGAGATTCGCATGGAAGTGATTTCTTTGATTATCAGCAGCCTTGCACTTCTGGCTGCTTCGGCTAATCTGATTCTGTTTTTCTGGGAAAGGAAGCGCGGCAGCAGACGGCACGAAACCCTGCTGGAATACATCGACACCGGCGATGATCTGAGCATTGGAGCCGCCAAGAAGTTCACGCGGGAATCTCTGGAAGAACAGCAGGATTGTTTCGACGAGATGTTCGATGCTTTCGGTGAAAAAATCACAAAGCAATTCAATGAACGCATGAAAAATTTTGATGGTACCGTCAACGGTTGTTTCGAGTCCGTCGAAAAGCGTCTTTCTGATCTGGAGCATGGCATTTGCCCGGACTACGACGCAGCCGTCGCCGTGAAGGAATCCGTTGACCGGTTCAGCGAAGGTGTTATGAACATCCTTACCTACGGCAACCCGGTACCTCCGCAGGAGAAAAAGAAAAAGGGCGAGGAGGATAAGGAATAATGGCAAGCAAATTCCCGATCCCCACCTGCGAGGAAATCCAGAAGCGGTATGAAAAAGCCTATGCTTTCAACAGCCAAATTAAGCTCTACGACACCGTAACTACCAACGAGAATTTCTTCATCGGCAACCAGTGGGAGGGCGTACAGTCCAACGGCCTGCCCACTCCCACCTACAATATGTTCAAGCGCGTTATCAATTTTCAGGTGTCCACCATCACATCTGATAATCTGACGATTCGCGGACGTGCCATGCCCTCCACTTCCAATTTCACGATGAAGGAGCTGGAAAAGATTGCAGAAATCGTCAGTCACCAGTTTGCAGCCATTGTAAAGAGGAACAAGATTGTTGCAAAAAACAGAGAGTTCCTTCGCAATGCTGCTGTCACAGGTGACGGCTGTATGCACTTCTATTTCGACCCCACCATCGAGAACGGGCAGGATGTCAAGGGCGAGATTGTTGCCGAGGTCATCGATAATGTGCGTGTTCTGTTCGGCAATCCCAACAGCCGGGATGTGCAGTCTCAGCCCTATATCATCATCGCCCGGCGGGAGCTGGTGGATGATGTCAAATGGAAAGCAGAGCAGTACAAGGAAGCTGGTCTGTGCAAGCTGGAGGATATCAACAGCATCACAGCGGATTCCGAAAAATTCCAGAATAAGTACGACCAGTACACCGACGACAAGGTTACTGTGCTGACCTACTATTTCAAAAACCGGGATACTGGCACGCTCTGGTGCATCGAGTCTACCGAAAAGGGCATTATTCGGGAGGCTTACGATACCGAGTATACCCTCTACCCGCTGATCTGGATTAACTGGGACTATATCCGCGACTGCTACCACGGTCAGGCAATGGTTACTGGCCTGATCCCCAATCAGAAGTTCATCAATAAGATGTTCGCACTCGTGATGATCTCTATGATGACCACATCATTCCCGAAGATCATCTATGACAAGAACAAAATCCGTCGCTGGGATGGCGGCGTGGGTACCGCCGTCGGCGTGACTGGCAACGTTAACGATGCTGCGACCGTTCTGCAGGGTGCCTCCGTCAGCCCTCAGATCGCACAGTTTATCGAGCTGGCATTTGATAAGACCCACTCTCTGCTGGGTGCTTCTGATGTTGCCATGGGTGATAGCCGACCGGATAACACTTCTGCCATCATTGCCTTGCAGCGTGCAGCAAATACGCCCATGGAAATGATTAAGCAGGACGACCACGAGAAGTTAGAGGAAGCTGCCCGTATCTGGAAAGATATCATGTCCGTTAAATACGGTGTTCGCATGGTAGAAGTGGACATGGACATGGACGAAGCCGGGGAGCAGCCTTTGGGCATGAACCTCCCGAAGCAGACGTTTATGCAGCCCTTCGATTTCTCCCAGTTGAAAAACGTTCAGCTCGCTATCGAACAGGAAGTCGGTGCCTCCTCCTACTGGTCTGAAATGGCCTCCATGCAGACTTTGGACAATCTGCTGATGAATAGCCTGATTACTCCTGAACAGTACATCGAACGCCTGCCGAGTGGTTATATCAACAAGAAAGAGGAGCTTTTGGCTGATCTTCGTGCCGCTGCTATGGTTCCCGACCCGGTACCGGACACCGGAACTAACATGAGTGTTGAGACCACCTCTGAGGAAATGCCTGTGCAGGGTGGCAGCGGCAACGCCTCACTCCAGAGGGCACTTAACAGAGAAGGAGCGTAAAACATGAAGATTCCTATTCCGAAGTTTCTTGAGGACTTGGCAATTATCTCTAAGCTGGGCGATAACCCCGGTGCAGATAACGGCCTGACATCAAATGCGCTTAAATCCAAATTTGATGAAGCTGGTCTCAAAATTCAGAAATATATCAACTCTCTTGTAGATATTCTGAACACAGAGCTTGCGGATAACGGCCCTATTTTTACGGCTGTTGCCAATGCCAATAATGCGGCAAGTAATGCAAACTCCGCAGCAGAAAAAGCTACCAACGCCGCTGCCGCCGCGGCGGACGCTGCCGCTATTGCCAATGCAGCAGCAAAATTTACCGTCGGCTATGATGAGGGCGGCTTGTACGTCGTAACCGAGTAATGGAGGAATCCAATATGACAAAAACTTATATCGCGGATAAAGAAACGCAGGATCTGATTCTTGCAGAACTTCGGGGCCAGACCCCCAAGCGGTACGGCTTCCGGGTGAAGGAGAGCGAAAGTAACCCCAGTACCCGAGTGGAGTACCTGTTCGATGCCGTGGGCATGACCCCTGCGAAGATGGACTATACTGCCGGTGCGTTCAACTATGGCAGTTGGGCAGATTTCTGGGTTGTCCGTGACAATTTCCCTTGCATGGTGAAGAACGACGGCTCCGTTGATTATCAGCTCGATCCCAACAATTATGCTCTCCGGGCCACTACCGGCGCAGCCAGCGATGTTGCCAATACTGCTTATGGCGGCAATGCCATGAGTGCAATTCCTCTGGTCTGGGTAAAGCGGTACCACGAGAACGGCTACCGTTATGTAATCTTCTGTGAAAGCCAGTACGACGAGAGTTACAAGGCTTATGCCCACACCCGGCCCGACGGCACCGTTTCTCCCTATGCCTACGGCGCAATGTTCGAGGGCAGCGTACAGTCCGATACCCTGCGCTCCCTGTCTGGACTCCGTCCTTGCAATACCATCAACGCCAATGCGGAGCTGACCGCAGCGCAGAAGAATGGTTCCGCGTGGACTATCGAGACTTGGGCTTTCTGGAACCTGATCCACGACCTGCTCATTCTGCTGGGCAAGAGTACCAACATTCAGGCGGTCTTTGGTCAGGGTCATACCACCGGCGGCGCATCCGCGGATGATCTGCTGACCACCGGCGCACTGATTACCAAGGGTCAGTTCTTCGGCTCTACCGATACTGTGTCCTCTGTAAAGGTGTTCCACATGGAAAACTTCTGGGGCGACCGCTGGGATCGTCTGGTCGGCATGATCTATGAGAACGGTATGTACAAGGTCAAAATGACCCCCGAGGGCAACGGCTACAACTTCACCGGCAACGGCTATGCCACCATCCGCAAGGGCATCACGGCAGCAGAGGCGGGCGGCGGTTGGGTGAAGAATGCTCAGCAGACTGAGTACGGTCTGTTCCCCACAGTTCTGTCCGGAAGCGATGCCACCTTTGACTGTGATTATCACTACTACAACCCTGCCATCGTAAGCGTCCCGATTGTCGGCGGCAGCTGCGCCCACGGCTCGGCTTGCGGGCGCTTTCTGTACGTCAACAACACGGCTGGTTCTGCGGGGTGGAACCTCGGCGCGTCGCTCTTCTTAAATAATCCCTCTTAACAGGGGGTCCGGGGGATTTATCCCCCGCTCGGGCGAAGCCCGAAAATTACTTGTAATCTCTGGGAATATGTCTCACGACTCCGTGCCTTTC